TCGGCACACCGCGCTTGCAGCGCGCGTTTTGGTTGTAGCAAGATCGCGCATCGAATTCGCTTGGAAGGCGTACATCGATGCGGTGCCGGGAATCTCGCACAAATCTGAATCAATGGAAGTTCTTCGCAACGGTAACGGGTTGCAAGAGCGAATCGCGCGCATCCTATTCCCCGAGTTCGAGGGAGTTCCTTACCACAACTAAGCGGGGAGATGATGGCTATTCAGGAAGCGTATATTACCGAAGCGGTCGAGGAAGCGGTGCGGAAAGCAATTCGTGGCAACTGGACAGTCGAGAGATTTGCTCAGGAAGTTTTCCAGCGTTGGAGCGATCAGCTTATGGTCGATAGGCAGGATGCTATTAATCAGTGGAAGAAAGTACAGGAGGCCTTGAGGCGCTGATGGGACCAAAATGTGAAATCTACCGAAGGATAGCCGAAGCTCTTTCACGACATCTGGATTCACCTTATGATGACGTGAAGATCGATTGCATGGCTGCACTCGCTGACTTGCTCATCATTGCATCAATGGAAGATGACAAGATTCAAAAGGAATGTCTTAAGGCTGCGAATTGGAAGGTGCAATAGTGGATCACGAAATCAAGGTGTGGCACGACAACGCGCAGAAAAACATCGATGATGCGTGCAAGTCAGCGTACAACGATTTTCATTCCATGACGCAGCCGAAGATCGAACACGCCAAAATGAGCGTTTCAAAACTCACCAAGCTCGCGCAGATGCGGACGGTTGAGAGGATGTTCTTGATCGCGCAAGAAATGATGAAGCCCAACCTGCATAGAGACGAGGTGCGCGGCGGGAAGGAATTAAAGCCATCCACTGAAAAGTTCCTCGAATCTATCGATACGTTGTACCATGAAATTGAAGCTGAAAGGTGGTAGTATGAAAGAGGGAGTTTAAGCGAATCGCGCGTGGTTGGTTCTTGCCTGAAAGCCCAAGCGAATAGCCCACGAAACTCGAATCCTCCACGAATCTGCTATCAAACCTACCGCGCGCGGAACGCCTCATGTGTTGGTTCGAATACGGCGGCGACATCTACGAAGGAAATCTCATTCGATACAAGCGCACGAAAAAGCGCTTTCGAATAATCCCCTGCCCAATCTGTCAAGCAACCATCTCCCTGTCCCAAGTGGAGAACCGCACCGACAATTGCGGAGCGCTCACTGTCAAGGATGAGGTAGTCTGCCCCGCAGTAAAATGTGATTGGCGGGGCCACATCAAGGCGGGGGCGTGCGAAGATAGTAGGCCGTTAAGGTTGACATAGGGTAAAGGTCAATTGTAGTATAGAGGGAGAGAATACCCTCGTTAGAGGTTCGCCTTGACATGAACGAGATCGATGATGGAAATGGTTACAGTCGTAAGGATGGAATCCTCGTTCAAACCCGCCGCGAACTTGTATGGTCAATGGATAGAAGGGGATTCAAGCCCGCAGAGATCGTTAATGAACTCTCCGCTCGCCCTGGTGAATTGCTCGATGGAATCTCCGACCCATACCAGACAGTAACCAAAGACATCAGAACCGGCAGAGCAATTGCCATCAAGCTCCGCGAAGCTGGCGACCTCAAGGAAATTGAGGGGCGATACATTGGTCAACTCGAAGAGCTTTACCACGTCGCCATCATTAATAAGGATGTCCGAACCGCGCGTGAAGTTCTGCACGATTGGGCGCGTGCGCACGGCATGAGAGTTGAGGAAGCAATGGTTGTGAACTTCAATCAGAGCAACCAACAAACGAACATCATTGGTGGCAATGGACACGGCGAACGAACCATCGCAGAAGTCAGCACAAATATCCGAGGAATCATCGCAGAAGTTGAACGTACTCTTAGCGGCGCTGAAAACAGAGGCCGCGTACTTGAGGGTACTCAAAGCTCGGACGAGCCTAGCTGATTTCGAACGCTACGTTTTTGGTTGGGACGTTCAGCCGTTTCAAGAGGAATGGCAGCGCGCGGTTGAAGATCCAGAACTCCACTCCGTTCTAATCTACGCATCAGTCGAGCATGGCAAGTCGCAGAATTTCTCTGTTGCCTATCCTCTATTCGAAATGGGCCGCAACGTTGACATCAGGATTGCGCTCATCTGTTTGAGTTCAGGGCAGGCCGAGAAGTTTTTAGGTGAAGTCAAAGAGATCATCACAGGTGATTCCGAGATCTCGATTCGTTACCGCGAAGTTTTCCCGCACGTTCAACGCGGCAAGACGAAGGGTAAATTCAAAGCGTGGGACAAGAACGCAATCATCATTGAGCGCAATATCGTTTCGCCTGATTATACGATGGCTGCGATTGGTGTTGGCAAGTCGTTTCTCGGCGCGCGCTATGACCGCATCATCTATGATGACATCCTAGATATGGAGAACACGTCAACTGATGTGCAGCGCAACAAGATTGAGGATTGGATGAACTCGACCGCAGAAACACGACTCGTAGCGAACGGAAAATCGATCTTCATTACTACCGCATGGAATGAGGATGACGCAGCGCACCGTTGTGAAGCGAGCGGCGAATGGGTTGTTTTGAAAACACCGGCAATCGCAACGCTACCGAACGGCGATCCGGATTGGAGCGCCGCTACAGCGTGGCCGAGTCAATGGCCGATTGAGCGGTTGCAGCAGAAATTCCGTAAGGTCGGACGCATCGAATTCGCACGGCAATTCCTGTGCTTGGCATTGAGTGATGCGCAATCGATTTTCAAATCAGCATCGTTCGAGTTTGCATTGAAGGCAGGCGCAGACTATACGCTATTCAAAAGCTATGCGCCGGTCGAGGCAGAAAAGGATAATTGGATTCACACAGAGCCGGTGTACGTCGGCCTCGATCCTAACATCAAGAAAAAGCGCACGTCAGATGACACCGGGATATTCGTTGCTTGTGTTCACGCTGACAACAGGCGTAGAATCCTGCACACCGTATCCGAGAAATTAGATGGGGGCTTGATACTCGATGCACTAGCAGAGTTGAAGGTTCGATATAAGAATTTGGTTGGTGTGTTTGTCGAGGATGTCGGTGCGCAAGATTACCTCGTTCAGTTTGCGAAGCTCCGAAAAGACATGCCGCCAATCAAAGGTTTCACCACGACAGGAAAGAATAAGCTCGATCCTGAACGCGGCGTTCCATCGCTCGCAACAGAGCTAGATAATGGCTTGTGGATTTTTCCTAACAAGACGAACGATGGAAAACCATTCCCGCAAATCTTCACGCTGATGCACAAGTTGAAAACGTGGAATCGAAAAGAGCATACAGCGGATATCATCATGGCGATGTGGTTTTGTAGAGAGGCAATCCTTTCAACGTTCGGTATGCCGATTAGAACGGGAGGTGAAAAAAGAGAGTTCGTTAAGCACGAAGAAAGTAGATTTCATGATTCACAACACCACGCGAAGTCAGGTTTTCACTCACATTAAAAAGGAGAAAGCGAATGTGGAAACGATTAGTCATGGCAATTGCGGTGCTTGTTTGCATCGTTATGTTCGCGCCTGCAATCGAGGCGAAAGAACAGAAGTTCGAAATCGGCTTGCAGTATGGTCGATACTTCGATGACCACGGCGGGACCAACGCAGAAAACGATGCGATTGGTGGCTTGGTCAAATGGGCGACGTTTGAACATCTCCAATTCTACGGGGATTTTCTACGCAGCACAGATCAGTCAACGTTCTATCAGATTTCAGGTGGGGCGCTTTTCAAGATAAACTCGGTGTTGCTTGGAGGCGGGTATGAATATGCCAATGGCGACGCTGGAAATGAGCGCTTCATTAAGTTCATTCTCGGTTGGGAACTGGATATCGGTGAGCATGTTATCTGGTCGCTCTATCCAGCGTACCATCGCTCGATTACCGATTTCACCGGAATCGAAGCGGACGATTTTTATACGTTGACAACGGCTATCAGTTTCCATTAAGATGCTGACGGCAGACACGTTCAGAGATCCGGGGCGGGCAGCTTTGGTCTGTCCGTCCCGAATGATACCTCTAACGGGAGCAACCGATGATCGAGTAGAGGCGCGGCAAAGTGCCGACCCCCACCAACCTATTAGTAGATCCAGGGTTTGAACTCCGTTCAACTGAATGGAAGTTCATTCAGGATTGCACCATTCAAGGCGCGTCAATCATTACGTTCGAACCGGACGCGCGCACAGGAACAAATTACGCGCAGCTTCAAGGTCGATTCATCGGCCCGATGTGTTCAGAGATCTTTCAAGAGTTCCCCGTTACACCCGGCGTCCCCCTATTCTTTAATGGTTGGTACACCGCATCAAATCTCGGCGTTGCAAATAAAAAGCTAACCATAGGAATATTTGGCGGCACAGAAAGTGATTCCGCTATCGTTGAAGTAAATGAATCATCGTACTCACCACTCCCCGCCTTGAAAATAACAACCACAGGAACAACAATGCGATTGAGATTCGCCGTCAATAAAGGTACGAGTGGCGGCTTCGGAATCGCAAGAGTAAACCTCGATGATTTATTCGTAGGGGAAGATCCCGACGCACGCAGCGCACAACCCGCTCGCAGAAATTACCGTCAAGGTGCAATAGGGATCGATCAAGAACTCAAAGCACGAACACTCACGCCGCTCAACTTTCGGAAAGCAACGACATCCCCAAAACCTACAACGGCTAAGGGGATTCCTACTCCGAAGCCATAACAGGAGCGACGTGAAATGGCTGCTGCATCAAACTGGCTAGAAGATGAAATTATCAAGCACATTTTCCGCACTGGTTCCTTCACCAAGCCAACCGTCCTAGCGGTTGCACTCTGCACCGCCGCCCCGGTTGATGGCGATACCGGCGCTACGATCACCGAAGTTGCCAATGCAAACGGTTACGCGCGTAAACTAAATAATCCTCTCGACGCAAACTGGACCGCGACGGCTGGCGGTGACGGGCAAACCGACAATACAGGGGTTCTTACATTCGACACAGCAACGGGATCATGGGGCACCGTGACGCACTTCGCGATTTGCAATAGTGCGACGTGGGGCGCGGGCGACATGCTGATTCACGGAATTCTCGACGCATCAAAGCTGGTCGGGAACAATGACATCTTCCGATTCAACGCAAACACATTGAAGATCGCGGTAGCATAACGGTGAAGATCTACGTTCAGTGGGCGACCCTCACAGCAGTTGACTGGATCGAAATCGATTCAAGTCAGTGGGGGTCGCTCGCAAAAAAGTTGGAACCAACCGGAGGCGAAACACTCGATGAAAACCCCGGATGGTTGCACCAACTCGATATTCAGGCCGTAAAATTCTCGGCACACGATCACTACTGGATGATTGACAATCCAGATGGTAGCGTGACGTTAAAAGCGTGGAGCAACGATCCCGCTGATTACGCTCCGAATGAATTTTGGGGCGTCGAATGGACATTCCATCCTCTCGCACCCGATCTTGCTTTCGGTGGCGCGACGAATACAAAGCAAATTCAAAAAGTCTATGCCGCAAGCAAGGCAGCAACGCGGTTTCGTGAATCATTGCCGTGGGAGGATTTCGTTATTCCACCCGAGGCCGAAACGCTGCATGGTGTTTGGTTTGATGAATCGAAGCTCGCAGAATTCGACGCGGTATTGACTAAGCATAGCTGGCGCGATTGGGGAGAGGGGGGAAAGGTTCCGGGTCAAAGGGAACTTGGTTTGTGGGACAAGCCAAAGGGAACTCGGACGGTTTATCAGCGTCAAGCATCGACAACGATTACCGCGTTCACCGCAGGCAGCGATCACACCCTCGATCTCACCGCAGGAACATCGGATCAAGTTGTGTCGCAAAGCCTACCCTCTGGCGGTGCTTGGCAAGTGAGCATGGGTTTTGCGTCGGTCGCTTCGTTCCCTGGCAATGCTCAATGGCACGATCAAAACGGATCGTGGAGGGAACAGCTAGACGTTTCGGCGGCAGGGGGTGACGTTACCTATTCAATGGACACGTTCGATCATTCCGACGCGGGGATTTATAGACTCAATGCGGCCCTCAGTTCTTCGGTCAAGCACTTCGGAACTAGCCCTGGCGGTGGATACACCGGAACGGGGTTAAAAATGTTTACAACGGGACTAGGCTCTACGGATTTTCAGGCAGCAGCTTCGGATGCCCGGTTTGCATTTTGCATCGTAGCGAAAAACGCAGCGGCCCACGGTGCGGGGCAAGATTACACGCTGGACATGGACAACTCCGATTCGTTCCATGATGGCCCGTACAATGAATTTCGCGAGGCAGCCGCTTCGGTTTCAATTCCGCTCACGAAGGATGGCGCGAATTCCCAAGTCGATAAACCTGCAACCGCCGATGTGTCATCTGCAATTACTGTTGACGGCGCGCCACTTGAAGCGGTGCGGCAGGCAACCGCCGATGTGTCATCTGTAATTACCGTCGATGGAGCGGACGCGGAAGTTGTAACGGGCGGCGCGGTTCACGAAGCAACCGCATCGGTTTCATCTCCACTCACAATCGATCAAGCGGCGGCAGGATTAGACCTCGAAGCGACGGCAGATGTTTCGACCCCCGTTAGCGTTGATCAAGCGACGGGGCACCTCGAATTCGAGCAGAGCGCCGACGTTGGAATCATTGCATCGGTTGACGGCGCGGCGGCTGGATTAGATCTTGGCGCGTCGAGTTCGGTGAGTGTTCCTGTCACTGAAATTTCCGACGCGGCGCTGCTACTCGGAGGTTCTGCAATCGTCTCCGTTCCAATAACGATTGATCAGGCGACCGCATCATTCATTCTCTCGACATCATCTAATGTAAGCGTGGCTTTTTCTATCTCCGCAGCAGCAGCAAAAACGCACGCTGCAACGGCAGGTGTTTCGTTCGTATTTTCATCCGACCAAGCAACCCCATCAATCGTGCGCGGTGCAGCAGCAGATGAAACCATAGCGTTCACAATTCAAGCAACGGCGACGCGGATTCAAGAACTGAACGCTACGGTGTCATCGGTGTTCGCAATTCAAGCGACACCGGCCCTCGAACTTTCAGGTGATGCGGCGGTGAGCGTTTTGTTTTCCATCTCCGCAGATGCGGCGGGTATATTCACGGGAAGCGCATCTGAAAACATAGCGCTTACGATTGACAAGGCGCTCGGCATCACGAGCAAGTCGCCGGTCGCGGGCAATATCTTGAAAGCGAAACCATCGTTGGGGTATCCGTAATGCCGGGATTGGAACAAAGCATAGCGAAACCTAAGCCGTGGTTTGATGCGGTAAGGGAATGGCTCGAAGAGATAGAGCGCGACACCGGGATCGATGTCGGGCAAACGATGATCATGATCCTCGTTCTGGCGGCGCTCTATTTCGTGCTACCGAAAATCACTCATGGTCTTGCTGAATTAATTCGAGCGTGGAGATCTAAATGAGTTTGGTAATCGATGCGGACACATTACAGATCATCATCACTCGCGGCGACGATCAAGAGATTCGGTTCACAGTAACCGACGAAAATGATGTCGTTGTCGATGTGTCGGGCGCGACGGTCGCAAAGTTCACAGTGAAACGTGACCCGGAATCAGCAGAGGAATTCCAGAAAACAATTGGGTCAGGGATTGACATGACAAGTGCGGGGAGTGGATTAATTGATGTTACCATCGACGCAGCAGACACCGCTTCGCTCGCCGGTAGATATGAATACGACTTGGAGATTCTAACCGCAGCGTCGAAAATCAACACGCTAACGCAAGGAATCTTCTTTGTTAAACGCGATATTACTTAGCGTGCTAATGAGCTTTACCGCTCAAATTGGAGAGCCTGACAATCGTGTTGAAGGTCGATGGTGTTGGGACGAGGTTACGCAGGATATCGATTGCAACCCCGATGTTGTCGATCATTACGAGTGGATAGCTGATGTCTATACCCCTATCTGGAAAATTAATGGATGTGAGAATCCAATCACTCTTGAGCTTTTCGATTGCATCGTTGGATACTCCCACAGAGAACTCGAATTCAAAAGTACAGCACCAATGCCGATTACGGTCTGTGATGTCTTGCGATTTGAAAACTTACCCGAACTCAACATCGGGGAACTGGCTGTCTTTCCAGGCAGAATGATTGCGATAGATCACGCCGGGAATAAATCAGCGGGATTTTGCAACGAGTAAAGGAGCGCAGCGTGCCGAAAAGAAAGGGATTGCCAGAGAAAGCTAAGTCGGGCTTGCTCGTTAGGCGCAGCGTAGTTTTCGATGAGAGCGTAGCCGTTCCAACGAGCAGAGAGATCGCCTCGAACGCTACAGATATTTTCCTGAATCAGTTTGTGTTCGGCGCGGGCAAGCTCGACGCGGGCAGAACCTACCCGCACCCTGACGATGTTCTCCGCTTCGAATCACGCGGCAGGTTCTACGAACTATACGAGCAAATGGAACATACCGACCCGCATTACTACGCGGTTCTCGACACGAGAAAAAACGCGGTTCTTGGCAAGCCGTGGACAGTCATTCCGAACGAACACGACCCTCGCGCAGAGGAACACGCGCAGTTCATCACGCTTGTTCTTGAGAATATTCCGCAGTTCAAATCTGCGCTTTATGAATTAATGGATGCAATGGGGAAGGGTTGGAAGGCCGCAGAAATCATGTGGGACGTTCAAGAGCTTGCGGGTCTGGAATCTCCGGGGCCAAAAGTTGTCGTTGGTGAAATCAAGGGCAGGCCGCAACGTCGATTCGTTTTCGACATGGATAACAAGCTCAAGGTGCTTCGGGACGAAGAGCAAACGACGTTCGGTGTAATGATCGATCCATCAGTCATCGGCGCGCACGTTCCGAAGAACAAATTCATCGTGACGCAATTCAACGTCAAAAACAATAGCCCATACGGGAACGGGCTTGCGAGAAAATGTTACTGGTATTATTGGTTTAAGAAATCGGTCATCAAGTATTCGATGGTCTATGCAGACAAGTTCGGGCAACCAACAATCATCGGCAAGTACGGCGTCGGGATGTCATCGCCGGATCAGGATCATTTCAGGGAAGTTCTACAGGATCTACAGCAGGAAGCCGTTCTTACGGTGCCCGAAGGAACCGAGATCGACTTGCTCGAAGCAAATCGAACGTCAACCGGCAACATCTATCATGACCTCCTGAATTTCTTCGATGATGCGATGTCGAAAGCCGTGCTTGGTCAAACGCTCTCTAGCACGGAGGGGCGACGCTCCGGATCGCTCGCACTTGGAGAGGTTCACGCGGACGTTAAACAGGATGTGCTAGAAAAAGATGAGTCATGGCTCTCCGGAGTTATCGACCTCCAATTGATTCGACCGTTGATCGATTTCAATTTCGCTGGCGTCGTAGGCTACCCGAGAATCCGCTTCGATGTTCAGCAGAAAGAGAATCAGGCGGAGCGTGCAACGACATTTAGCACGCTGAAAAATCTCGGAATGTCGTTGTCGAAGGCTCAAATGCAAGAGGAATTCAAACTCAAAGAGCCGGTGGATGCAGAGGATGTGATCCCTGGTGGATTTGGTATCACGGGCGAGCAACCGTTCGACGTTGCAGAAGATCAAGCCGGCGGCGGCGGCGGAGGTGGATTCGGCGGACCTAAGCCGCCGAAACCGACCGGAGGAAGTAAACCGCCCACAGGTGATGATGATTCCAAGAACACAAAGTTTTCGGAGATCGAGATGCCAGAACAATCACTCGATCAGTTAATACCCGGTGCGACGGCAGCGGGATTGACGGATCATTCTCGGGTCAATCGCGGCCTTCGGAGGTTACTTCGATCAGCGTGGTTTGTCCGGGGCGCGAAAGAGCCTTGATACTGTTGTTAGGATCGCTCTTGAAAACTTCCGTTTCACAATGGAGAAATCGCTCTTCGTTTCTTTCAACGCGGGGCGGGCCGACATCGCAAAGCGAGCATCGCGCGCAACGATCCGCTTCGCAGAGGTAATCCATAGCGAAGATATTTCGAAGCTGCTGATAACTGCGGCGCGTTCAATTGCGAACGCAGAGCAAGCGCACATCGTTCGAGTCGTTAAGTCTGCAATGACAGCATCGATGCGGGCAGGCGACACGGCAGAGAATTTTCTCAAGAGGCTATCTGATGTTTTGGGAAGCGCAGGGATTACCATTCAACACCCTGGCAGAGTTAAGACCATTTTCGAAACGAGCATGGCGACATCGTACAATTCGGGTCGCATGTCGGAACTCAGCCAGCTTAAAGATGTTTTCCCCTGGTGGATTTATTACACTCGGGACGATGCGCACGTTAGGCCCAACCATTTTGCGATGCACAAATTCGTCGCGCCTGCGGACGCTAGGGTTTGGCGGGTGATTACGCCGCCGAACGGATTTAATTGCAGGTGCGTCATCGATGGCTTAACAAGAACGGAACGCGGAAAGCTCAAGGGATTTCGGACGGTGTTGCCGCTCGATGCGTTCCCCGACCCCGGATTCAAACAGACACCGACCAAGTTTTTGCGAGGGCTATGATGGCATTTGGTTTCAGACGCTCACGCTCGCAGCTTCGCGCCATCTTCGCGCGATCTCGTAGAAGCGGCGGAACTCCGACTCAGCGCGCGCGTGGATTAATCAAACAGGGCACCATAAGGAAATCAAGAGCAACGGGGCCGCTCCGATTACGGATGACGCCCGGAGGGGCGGCGGGATTCACTAAGGGAGGATTCCAGAAAACAGGAAAGAAAGAACGGAAGCCGAAGGCAGGAAAAGATCCGCGTTCGAAAGCGACACGAACGAAGCGCGGCCTTGCCCTAAAAACTCCGAAGATGAGGCTGGCATCGTCAACACCGAATATAAGTTCTTCGCAACGTAAGGCGGTGTTCAAAAAAGTAGGCGCGCGGTTGCGTGGTTCTCGACGCAGAATCAAGCGCGGCCTCAAATCGGGATTGCTCAAGAAGGAACGCGGCAAATTATTCGGTACGAATAAGCTGCGAAAAATACGCGGTGAGAAACCGATTGGTAGCAAGAGCATTTCCGCTGGCGTCAAGCAGCGTTCAGGTCGGCGGCTCGCAAAAAGTCTAGTGAAGCTCGGCAAGGGTCGGCGGTTTGGAAGGCAAAAATAATGCCGTGGCAAAAAGGCAGGCCCCGAGATTGGACAAAAAAACAGCGCGCGCAGCAGCGCAGTTTTACGAAGAATTTCTATCTCAGCAGAACGCAGTTCGCCGATCAATGCACATGTCCCGATTGCATAACTCAACGCGCAGCAGCGATTGAAAGGGAGAGAATGAGAAAATTGCGGTTCAGTGAGAACGGGAAAAAGTCGGGCCTCGAATCTGTCAGCATACCAACGGCGCTTGGCAACCGGAAGCGTCGCCGGTCGCGGAAGAAAAAGCGCAACGGGTTGAAAGCAATGGCGAAAGCCCTTGACAAAAAGAAATAGGATATCGAGACTAGGATCGGAGGCAGTTAATGACCCCTGACCCCGAGATGCAGCTATTCCGGCCCGACTCATACCCGCAGGGAGTCTATACCCCCGAGGATGTCGCGGAGATCGCGGCGAGCTATGACCCCGGAGTTCACGAAGCCCCGCTCTGTATCGGCCACAAAGAGAACGATGAGAGGGCCAAAACCGGAGAGGATGCACACGGTTGGTTCAAGCGCCTATATATAAAGGATGGCTTACTCGCTGGATTGCCAATTCAGATCTCCGATGTAATCAAAAATTCATTCGGCAAAGGCAGACTCAAAAAATGGTCGGTGGAAATCTACCCGCGTCATAATTCGCCGGTCAAAGGGAAGCTCTACCTGAAAGCTGTCTCGATGTTGGGTGCAGGAGTGCCGCAGGTGAAAGGGTTGCGGCAAACATGCTTCAAAGAAGAGTTCGATGAATCAATATCGATTTTTCAAGAAAGGGAGTCTGACAACATGGACGGAATCACAAAGGCAGACTTGGATTCTGGATTCAGTAAGCTGATCGAGGGAATCAAGGGAATTTTCGCTGGCAAGAAATTCAGCGAACCGGAACCCGATCCTGATGGCGATCTCTCGATTGATGAAGCGCTCGAAGCAATGAGTGAGCCAGAGGTCGAGGAATTGCTCGATAAGATGGCGGGAAGCGAACGCATTTCAAAGATCGCCGATGCCATGAACGCGAAAGAGGAAACGGTCAGGATGTCGGAGCTTGAAAAGAATCCCGACCACAAGTTCCGCGTGGAATCTACGAAGAAAGGAATCACTGATTGGGTCGATACGCAGATCAAGAGCAAGCGCCTCTCTCCGAAGGTCAAGGATCTCGGCCTCGTGAAGTTCATGGAGATGCTCGCGTTCTCCGACACCGACAACGAAGCGATTAAGTTCGCGGAAAAGGGCGACGAGATGACGCCTCTGGCATTTTTCCAAAAGTGCGTAGAGGAAAATCTCAACCCGACAACCGAAGAGATCATCAAAGACAACGATGATCCCGACAACAAGAAAAAGAAAGTCTCCAAGCTCCCGATGAAGTTCTCCGAAAAGAACGAGAGTGGAATCAAGATCGAGTACGAGGGCGTCAGTGATGCAGAGCAGGCGAGCGAGCTTTCCGCGAAGGAAAAGATCTCGTTCAGCGAAGCTCTGATCCGCGTGCATCAAGCGAAGAGAAACGCGAGCTAATCCAGAACAAGCGATAGAAAATCAAAACCGATTTTCGGAGGTTTGAGAGATGAGTGGTGGAGCGCTAAAACAGATTTTGTCGGATACCTTCAAGGTAGCCGCAGCGATCACAGCAGGGCAAGCGGTTAAGTACACCGCGAACAACGACGAGATCGACGTTGCAACCGCAGAGACGGATTCGATTTGCGGTATTGCGCTCGAAGCGCAAGCAATCGTTGGTGAAGGATGCGTAGTCATGATGCTCGGCCTTTGTTGGGCCACGGCAGGCGGCGCGATTACCGTTGGAGATCTTGTCGAAGCGTCAACGGCAGGAAAACTTATCTCTGCTGCCGGTGCTGCGGTTCGAGTCGTTGGAATCGCAAGAACTCTCGCAGCGGCAGATGGCGATGACATCATGATCTTCGTTAACCCGATGACGATTGCGGCCACATAACCTAATCTGACATCGCAGAAAAAGAGAATCGAATAACCGGAGGTTGTTAGAATGGCGGTCCCAACCATCGAAACAGTACACATTGACGCGGCGATGACGCAGGTTAGCGTGAAGTATCGCGATAACCGCTATGTCGCCGAAGAGATCTTTCCTCGTGTCGGAGTCGCGAAGAAATCCGACAAGTATTTCATTCACGATCACGAGCATCTGCGGGATGACGCGGACGATCTACGTCGGCCCGGAGATACTGCGAAGGAAACCCGCTGGTCACTCTCGCAGGACAACTATTCGGCAGAGGGGCACTCCCGAACGGGCGTTCTTCCTGACGAAGTTCGTGACAACTCCGATCCGGCAGTTCAGGCCGAAATCCGAACAACCGAATTGGCAACGTCGAAAATCTTGCTCGTTCAAGAGCTTGCTTTTCGAGACATCGTTCAGGATTTCACAACGACCTTCAATGGCGCGAATACGACCGACGAAACCGCCTCCAAGTGGGACGTAGCCACAAACGATGCGGTTAAAAGAGTCGATACCGCAAAGGTCACAACTCTAAAGAATAGTGGCGAAGTTCCGAACGTTGGTCTATGCACTCGCCACACCGCGAACGCGATCAAGAACGCTCCGGACATGATCGACCGATTCAAGTTCGTGAATTCTCCGGCTGGCCCGAGAATGACCGACGCGAACCTCGCTACCATTTTCGAGCTAGATAAGGTTGTCATCGCGGATTCGCTCTTGAACTCTGCGGATTTCGCGGCAACCCGCGCGCTCGATTTCATTCTCGGAAAGCACTTCTGGCTGTTTTGGGTTCCGCCTTCACCGGGCCTCAACACCGTTGCGTTTGCCTATACGTTCCTCTGGACGGCGGCAGGCGGGCAGAGCGGCATGATCGTTGAGCGGGAACGCGCGACAGGCGGCAGACGGTCAACACTCTTTCACACCCACAAGTATTACGATCAGAAAGTTGTTGATCGACTTGCGGGGTTCTGCTACCAGAACGTCGTATCGTAGAATAGTCATTTCGAATTAGGGGATTTCGTTATGGCTTATACTACGCAAACAAACTTGGAGAACCTATTCTCCAAAGACAAGATCCGCATGTTAACGGACGATGATTCGGATGGTGCGGCAGATGCCGGAGTTCTGCTCGAAATCATCGCAAATGCGGACGCATTAATTGATGGCTGGATCGGGAGACGGTACACCACGCCCGTTTCCCCGACTCCGGTTATCCTAATCACGCTCTCAAACAACATCACGTTCTATATGATGTTTGCTCGGAGGGGATCTCTACCTCCGGACAACGTACAGGTTCTATACGACGGCGCAATTGAATTCCTCAAAGCTGTTTCTGAGGGCGAAGCGGTGATCCCTGGTCTGAGTCAAGAACAAGGGTTGCCGAAAACGAATCGAGACTTCGAGAAAGATCGAGAATGGCGGGGAGCCTACGAAGGTGGATTGACTGATAGCCAGAAAGCGGGAACGTTCGGTAGCTTTGATGATGGATTTGGTTTCTGATGCCGGTAGAGATCAGCGCGAAGGTGGATACCTCATCGATTGACAAAAGTTTGAGGGGAATAAAGTTTCGCTTGCGTCACCTCCAACCGGCGTTCAGTAAATCAGCAAAACAAATCCTGAAAGATATCGACAAGCGCTTCGATTCAGCCGTCGCCCCGCCGAAATTCGGAAGCGGGGCGAAAAGTCGTTGGGTTCCGAACCGCCCTGCCACAATTGCACACAAGGGACATGCGAAGGTCTTGCTTGGAGGCCGCGCCGCTCGCGGCAGAAAACGCGCGAAGAAAGGCGGCGCTCTCAGGCGAAGTATGCGAGCAACAGTTCGGCGCGATGCGCTCACGCTGCGCTTCAAGTTCTATGGTGATTTCCACATGACAGGATACAAAACCAAGCCGTTCGGAAATCAAAGCGCAGCAACCGTGTTCGTTCCGGCGCGTCCGTTTGCTTGGCCGTCGAAACGACACATGGACGATCTCGTTGCGAACATTGAAAGGTATGTGAAGCGTGGCAAGGCATAGCATTAAAGATGTCGAAGAGAAAATCATTGCAAAGTTAAATGATCCTGCGCGGCTCGCCTATCTATTCGAGGATGTAAAATCTTACGAAGGAGAACTTGATGCTCTCCAAGAACGCGGAGAGATCATCGACGGGCCGCGCATCTGGACATTCTTTTCTGGTAGCACGTTTCCGAGAACGGACGAAGATAACGCATGGAGCCATAACCAAGAACTCTCGATGGTGATCATTGCCTATGATGCCAATTACGCAGGGCCGGAGGATTCCGCCGCTGGAGATCCAGCCGATCCAGTAATGCACGTCGGAACTCGGCAAATGATCATGGACATCGAGAAACGTTTACTCAGTGTTCAATTATTTCAGGGAGATCAGCCGTTAATTCCTACAGAATATTCGAGGATTAATCTAAGCGTAACGCACGCTTCGGCGTATCAAATGATTTTCATGACGCAATTCGATTACATCGGCCCGATAACGTAGGGGTTGTTATGACAAAACTAATCAGAGCTAGGCGAATCAAAGGCGGCGGCGGGTCAGTCTATGCCGGAGGCGTCACCTACGATGTTTCAGGTGATGAAGTCGAAGTGCCCGATCATATCTACAATCGATTTCTTGCGGGTGAGTTCGAGATCATCAATGATGATGATGTCTCGCTCGCGGAGCCGGAGGAATAATTGGCGATCACATCAGATTTCCGCGATTGGGATGTTAAGTGGCTAACGTCTCGTATGGCAGAAGCGGCCTACGGGACAGCGGTTGGCGATCCAGACCTCATAAGAGCGGGCCTATTCAAAGGTCCGGACATGGGTGAGCGAATTCCCGAGATCATCACCGACGAAGAGCAGATTGGTAGAGGTCATGACTTCCCCGACTCGCAAGTGATTCACACATGGTCATCGCAGATGACGCGGACGTGGGACGCTTCGGTGTTTTGGGTTGGTTGGGCGTTCGCATTTGCGATGGGAACGGCGGCGGTTGCGGGTGCTGTCGATCCGTGGACACACACGCTCAAGTTCATGGATGAAAACGTCGATGGAACGCAGCTACCATCGGCAACAATCATCGAAGAGATCGTTGGCGTAAGCTCGCTCCTGAACCGAAAATATACCGGCATGTGCGTTAACGAGGTAACGTTGACGGCAAGCGGCAAGGGCAGAGTGCAGTTGACTTGCAGCTTAGTTGGTAATGGTCAGGTCGCGGTGAACGCGCTTGCGATCCCTGCAATCACGCCGGCAGATGAATACCTGCGCGGGTCAAACGTCGATATGACGGTTAACGCGGTCAACCTCAAGGATTACATCAAGGGTTGGTCACTCAAAATCTCGAATAACCTGATGCTCGATGACGGATACGTTCTCGGGACGGCGGGCGACTTCGGGAAGTTCAGAGAGCGAATGTTCTTCGGACGGCGTAGCGTGGAACTCGCGTTGACTATACTCGCACCGCCAACCGCAACGCTCGATTTCCAAGCGCTGATGGAAGCGGGAACCAACGCGCCGGTCGTAATCACTTGCTCAACCGAAGATGTTAACCACGATGTCACGCTCAACATTGATAACTACAAATTCACGGCGACTCCGAAGGGTAGCGACAACAACCAACTCATTTTCAACGTCGCTGGCAATGCGTTCTGGACGGCAGCAGATCAAGGGCCGCTCGAAGTCATCACGAACGATGCCGTTGATCTCGCTCACCTAGCGGCAGCATAAAAGGGGAACCATGAATCTTTCACGCCAAAAGAAGGTTCGCGAAATCGAGATCAAAGACAACCGATTTCCAGCGGAAACTTTCGTTCACAGGGTTCGACCCTACACAACGAAGGAGCGAATCGAATACAACCGAACGATGTCAACCGAAATGGGCCTCAAGATGAAAGACGTTGAGGGCGGCGAGCTTAATCAGGATATGACGCTCGCGTGGGAAGGCGATCCATTGAAAGCCGCGCTCGATCTCTACGATTCGATCATTCAAAACGTCGAAGGTTACGAGGTTGACAAAGAGGATTCCGCCGACGGGTTACTCATGTCGATGGAAAATTGGCGCGACATGATCCCCGATGAACACAAGCAAACCGTTGTCCAGATCTTGATGCCATCGGTGAAGCAAGTAAAAAACTAACGGCGGAAATTAGAGCGTTCATCTCTGGTTCTGGTTTCCGCTCCGAAGGTGGTTGCCCTGGATTCAGTAATTGCGGAATCTGGCAAACTGCAAAAGACAGAAAAGCAACGTGCGGTTCGTGCGAGAACGGCCCGCCACTTGATGATTCCGGCGATGCCGGAGGAATGAGCGATTACCTCGTTCATATACTGAGCTTAAAGTTAATGATTGATGCGGGATGTAGGTTTGCCCCCGATGACCTCGAATACGATGAATGGGAAGCGCTCAAGATCATTCTTATCGAAGAGCGCAGCAAGAACATCAAAGAAAATAAATTTCAAGAAGAAAAGAATAAATTTACCCCATCGTTTAATAACAAAAGCGCCGGAGCGTTTTGATGGCGACCGCAGACGCGAAAGTAACAATAGTCGGGAAGGATCGCGCTTCGGGTGCGATCAACTCGGTTACATCGTCGCTCAAAGGCATTGCGGGCGTCGGGATAGGGATTCAGCTACAACAGTCGTTTCAAAAAGCGCTCCAAGCGGTCAAGCAATTCGTAAGTGAAAGCCTCCGCGAGATCAGGCAATTCGAAGAGCAGCAGATCGGGTTGCGATCCGTAGCGAAATTCACCGGACAGAGCATTGATGATGTATCCGCAGCGGTGAAAGCATACACCGCCGATGGATTGATCCCGATGTCGAACGCTACGAGAGCGTTCAAGAATTTGATGTCAGAGGGATTCAGCCTACAAGAGACGATAGATCTACTTAGTTCGATGAAAGACACCGCAGCATTTAACCGGCAATCGTTTTTTACGATGGGCCAAGCGGTAGAGCGTACAACGCAGGGAATCAAAAACCGCAATTCAATTCTCACTGACAGCGCCGGAATCCAGAAAAATCTCTCTGTCATTTTGAAAGAGGCTGGATTCACAATTCAAGATCTCGACACGAAGGAAAAGAAGCTCGGCGCTAGACAAGCGCTCTTGAATGGATTCTTAACAGAGGGTGCTTTCGCGGCAGGTGACGCAGAGAAAGTTCTCAATACCTACGGCGGCGCGGTTGCTCAACTCGACACGGCGATCCTCTCTCTAAAAATAGAGATCGGCAAGTTAATCGCCGAAGGGATAACGCCAACCATAAAAGGGATCACAAGGCTGGTTGAAATAACAAAGCGAGCGATCCCTGTCATAATTCAATTCAAGGATCAGTTAATCGCGCTTGGAATAACGATGGCGCTTGTGTTTGGTCCCGCCATACTTGCGTCAATTGCTGCGGGCTGGAAAGCGATAATGGTGGTAATGCTCGCGCTAGGAAATCTAGTTGTTAACATGTTGGTCCCTGCGTTTGCTGCACTAGGGATCACGATCAACATAGCGTTCGCCGGGACGCCTGCTCTACTCGCGGGGCTTATCGCTGCGGTATCATTTCTAGTGTTTCAGTTAATCAGACTCGGGCGAATGATGCCCGATCTATGGGAAGAAGCAAAGCGAAGAATGAATGAGGCAGGGCAAGAGGAAGCACAGCTTCGAAGAGAAACGACACTACTGGAAAAGATAAACGTGAAGCTCGGCACATCATACACGGAATTGAACAATGCGGTCGAAGCTCACAATAAATTTGTCAGGGATAACATTTCATTAATCAAGCAACAAAATTCTCTATTTGGAACGAACGACACGCTGCTCGCGGAACTATTAAAAAAAATAAAAGAAGGCGGCGCGGTTGGAGAGCTTGAAACTCGATTAAATACACTTGCCGAGGCGGTCAAGCAATCATTCGATGGCATGGCGGCGTTCTCTTCGCAGCTAGAAGAACGAGCGCTGATTCTCTTGTCGAAAGACTTAAAGAAGGTCGGCGAAGAGTTCCAATTGCTTGGCCTGCGAATTCCAGCGCCGTTCGAGGCGTTGATCATTAAGTCGCTCGAAGCGCGAGAGGCTGCGGAACGTAACATGGGAATCATAACCGCATCACTCAAGCTCGAAATGGATGCGTCAGCAGAATCTCTCAAGCTCGCCGATAAGCGAATTCAAAAACTACAGGATGAAGTAGGGCAGAGAGAACTACTCAAGATAAAGGTTCGCGAGCAGGAAGAAGAAAGAAGGAAAGCGATAGCAGAAAGTGAGCGCGCGCAAGCTGAACTCAATCAGTCGAGGCGAGAAGCGTTGAACCTGTTAATCAATCAGCAGCAGCAACAGAAATCGTTTGATTTTCAGACGCTTGCATCGACACAATTGCTAATTCTCTGGAATGAAGCTGGTTTACTTCCTGTCATCGCCAACATTCAGACTCTCGCAGATGTTGAAAACGCGGTAGCGACAGCAAGGGCGAAAGGGCTTGTGCTGACAGAAGAGCAAATTGCCAGCATGGAAGCATGGGTCACGATCCTAACAGTTGTCGGCGACAAGTCGAGGGAGCTTCGGGAGTTCCTACTCCAATTGTACGAGACGATGAGAGAGGGCGGAGATTCGCAAGATGCAGCAATAAGGAAAATTAAAGCAATCGGCCTTGCCCTAGATATTGCGCAGGGATCGGTTCGGCAGTTCGGCTCTGCGTTCGCTCGGTCGGTCGCTCAAGAGGGGATCGCCGCGTCACTGAAAGCGAAGAACATAAAAAGGTTCATCGGCGAAGCTCTCGTAGCGACAGGTCAATCTGCAATCATGGAGGGCTTCATTGATCTCGCGAAGGCGATCATTCCGGGGCCGTCATCGGCAGCTTTTGCCGCCGCTGGCGCTATGAAGATCGCCGCAGGAACCGCAGCAATCACGGTTGGTCGAGTGTTCGGCGGCGGCGGCGGCGGTGCGGCTCAACCGGCAGCATCGGCGGCAGCAGCAACGCCGGCAGCAGCAACAACGCAAGCGAGTCTCCCTTCGCAACAGGTGTTGCAGGTTACAGTAATTAATCAGGGAACGATTCTCGGTGGCATGGATGAATTTGCGCGTTCGATCACGGATGAACTCAATGGCGTCATTGACGATAACGGTGTTTTGAATACGGGTGCGTAATGGCTTTCAATAAACCTCGTCTCTACTACGACAACATCGGTTCGCGGCGTGATGCAGCCGAAGCGTACATCGCGACGGTGACAGCGGCAACGACGATGACACCGGGAGATTACCACGCAGAGAACGTTAGGGATTGGCGGCGCTTCACTAGAGTTCGTGCGTCAAACCTAACCTCTCCCTGGTGGATTAAGTACGATTTCCTGACGGCGGTTTCATGCACAGGTTCGGTTTTGTCCGGGCATAATTTCGGCAACGATGGCTTGGGTGCGCAAATCCAATGGTCAACCGATGATGCAGCGTGGAATGACATAGGTGCGGGGGCGGTGTTTACAGGGAACGGGCTTTGGTTGCAGAACTTCGCAGCACAGTCGGCGCGATACTGGCGGATCAACGTTACCGGAGCGATGGTCGAAGAGCCGCAGGTTGGAATTTTCTTTGTTGGAAATTACCTTGAGCTTCCTCATTTCCTTCAAGCAAACTTCAATCCGCTCCCGATGACGGCACGAGGGCAAGCGCTTCAATCGGTCGAGGGTCAGATTCTCGGTGTGAGCGTGGACTACCAAAAGTTGAGATATAATATCGTAATGGATCAGGTCGCGGATTCATACGTTGAGAGTACGGCGGTCCCTGGTTGGCAGGATTTCAAAGATCAATGTTTCATTCGCAGGAATCCGTTCTTCTTTGCATACGATGATAACTCACACCCGCATCAAGCGGCGCTCGTGATGATTCCACCGGGACAGCTTTACGAGGTTCCATACTTCAAATCTCTTCGGCAGATCAGGATCAAGATGGATGGAAAAACCGAAGATTTCGAAACGGCGGCGTTCTGATGTCAAACGTTTTCATGGGTTCGGTCGGTGATCCTTCGCCCGACATGGCGCGCGCGGTTCAGCTTGTCGCGGTGTTCGAGCTTCCTTACTGTGCGAACACCTACGCGCTGAATGGTATTGGTTCGGGATCAACGAAGCGCGGGAACCTCGTTACATGGTCCGAAGAAATAGATCGTAGCGTATGGGCGAAGAACTTTGCAACCATCGTGCCCGATGATATCAATGATCGGAATGGGGATCTAACGGCAGATCGGGTCGATTGGGACGGCACGGGATCAGGGGCCGCCTCTAGGCTCATTCACCGTGATATCAGCGTACCATCAGGAACGATTACCGGAGTAACCTTCGGATATGCGTTCGATTACTTTTCAACGAAGGATCTCCAAATAGCCGTTGCGTTTCGAGATCCGGGCGGGACCGCGCCAGGAATACGATACGATGTCAAATACAAAACGGTGTGGGGTTGGGTTAGATTTTTCTTTACTCATACCTTTGCCGCGACCGCCGGAATATTTTGCAGGCACAATCTCGCCGTGGATGTCTTGGGACTCAACGACGGCGGAACCTATCTTTCTAGGATGCAAATTACAAACTTAGGTTTCCCGACGCGCTACCAGAAAACAGAAGCGACGAACGAGCTTGAAACCTCGACTTGCCAAGCAACCGATAAGGGCGACGGCAAGCGATGTTTCTACACGTTCCCGACATGTCAGGACATCGCGAACTTCGACGGAAATGATTCTCCTGCGAACATGAGGCAATGGGCGTTCTCGATGCGCGACGGCTACGAGGTTCTTGAATCTCAGATGGCGGTTGGCGAAGGCACAACGCTCGTTCGCCCATACATCGTCAGGACGGGGTACACTTCGCAGAAGATCGATCCGAGAAATAGCGTCACGCAATCGACAAAGATCACGCTCATTATGAACGATGACAAAGCGCCGGGCATCTTTGATTTCGAAAGAACGGTCCGGAACTCTAGCGGGGTCGGATCGTTCTGGCGGCTATGGGCCGAACGCTATCGGAATTTCCCGCATCGTAAAGTGAAACTTTGGATGCTGCCCTATCCCGACGCAGTAATTGGAAACGAAAGCACCGGGGCCAAGCTCTTGTTCACGGGGCAAGTTGACAACATAAGATTCATTCCGAACGGTACGGTCGAAGTAATTCTCAAAGACATTCTCAAGAAGTCGAGAGAAAAAACGCACTCGGGGATCACTTCAAGCAACGTCTTGTTGACGGCGATGCCAAACAACGGAAGCTCCATGACGATCAACGTCAGTAATGCGCGTGAGTTTACCGATCCGGCAGCAATTCCAACCATATCAGGCGTACCGAAGATCAGCGTCCACATGAAAATCGAAAGCGAGATCCTAGAAATCACCGCGCGCGACACAGTAGAAAATACACTCGACGTTACGAGGTTTCGATTCGGAACGAGCTTCGCTGCACATGTCATCGGCGAAGAGATGAAGGAATTGATGATATGCAGGTCAACGGCAACGGTTGGATTGAATCCAATTGATATCATGCTGAACCTGCATTTGCGTTCCGGCCTCGTTGAGTCTGACCTTCTCGTTTCATCGTACTTGAATGATCGCGACACATGGATTGCAGACAAGACGATGAGCCGAACGCTCGAAGAGCCTGAAAGCGTAGAGCAATTACTTAGGGAAATCAGAGAGCTTATGTTCTCTTCGATTTGGGTTGACGTGAATCAGCAGGTAAAACAAAAGATGCTGCCTCCGTCGATACCAACGAACCTGCCAATCCTAACCGACGCGGGAAACTTCGTTGAGCTATCGGTTGGCTCAGATCTCGTAGATCAAAACAGGGTGAATCGAATTATTCTGTTTTACGATCCAGTTGATGCAAACTCGGGCGACACGGATGTTTCGAATTTCAACAAGGCAGTTTATGTTGAGGACACCGACGCAACCGACTCAAGGAATTACGGAAAGACAACGCCAGCGCGTAAGATATTCACGAAATGGTTTGAAAACAATGACAAGAGTTCCGCTGAATTCTTTGCAAAGAAAATGGTGGGGATGTACCGGAACTCTCTTCGGCAGCTTCAATTCGATATCGACATAAAGGATTCTCAGAATCAGGTTGGTGATTCGGTATTCTTCTCTAGCAAAGAGCTTGTCGATGCGTTCGGCAACAAGTCGGAGTCTGAGCTATTCATCATTGACAGGAAGCGAGTAGATCAAACGAAGTTCAGGATCGTCGGGCTTTCACTCCGCGATAAACCGAAGTATGGATTCATAGCGCCGAATGGAACTCTCAATTACCCGCTCGCGTCTGCGGTCGAAAGAGCGAAGTACGTTTTCACTGGCGATGAGCAGAACCGCGTCAACGACGGAACCGAAGAGGGGTATTTTTCTTGGTGATGTATGGCGAACTTATTTAAGAGCAGCCTGGAGATCGACCCCGCTCTGATTGCCGTGAACAAGCCGGTTCTCGGATCGTTCTTCGATTCACTCGAACGCAATATGTCGCTCAACCGCGTGCTGATGTCAGGGTGGATCGGTGGTGTCCACGCTACCCGCTATGGTTGCGTTCGCATATCTGGAAATGCAGCGGTTCCGCGTCTCGTTACCGAGGATATGCAATCGTCGGCTATCGTTGCAGGGGCCTCGTTTGGAGCGTTCTCCGGTGTTCGGTTCGTACATACCGCGAACGCGACGGCTCAAACACTATGGGGCAAGGTATCATTCAACACCGATGAGGGCGTAGTTTATCACGCTGACGATCCTACCTGGCCCGACGTGGTTTTCGCTTGCAAGAATTTCGGGGCGCAACCTACCGGGCATACTACGAACAATGTTAAGATAAGAATGGGCTGGACAGATGACAGCAACCCGGCAGCAGAACTTTTTGCCAATGTTGCCGACACGATTTGGGCCGAACTTAATATCACCAACGACGGCACAGATTCGGTTCTGACATTGAATACCGGCTCGACGCCGTTTATAATCTCAACCCACACGGGCTTGATTGCACAAAACGAAAATAAAGAAATGGCAATCGTATTTAGGAACCAGAGAACGCCGCGTTCTGTTGACTTCTTTTACGCAGGCGATCTACTTGCGACAAGCACCGACCCTTCGGGTCATGGTTGGGCGAGTGGAAAACTTTACCGACCGGCAGTAGAAATGAAATCATTCATTCAGACAAATGGGAACCTGAACTTGGGTCACATTGGCGCGATGACGGTTCATCCTCTAACGAATTCCATGTTACCAAGCGGGGCGGAAGAATGGCCGTAGATCCTGATGATGTTTTCAGACTCTTAGATCCCGCAACCGAGGCCGGGTCAGACGTTGCACAGGATTTACTTCTCTGGCAGAAGTTGAAATCCAACAACAATCTCATAGCGCCGGTCGTTGGTGGATACGCGAACGCTTTTATCGGCTCGCATTTCAATTCCAATGTGCGTCCGTTCTGGCTCCGTGAAAACATGGGGACCGGAGCGAGCGCGACATACGCGAGCGGCAACAAGCATCTCTGCAAGCTCACAACGGGAACGGCGTCACCGAATTGGGCCGTCATCGACGTTGACCAAACAAGTGGTGTTGGGTTCAGTGATGCAACGTATGAATTCGGCGACCTCTCCCTTTATGCACCGGCAATGATCGAGTTCAGGTTTAGCTCGAACATCAATTTCACTGACCACGATATCCTCTTCGGATTCCAGAGCGGGAACTCTAACAGCGCAGACGAGTCGGAGTTCTTTGGTTTGCAGAAAGGTTCAACGGGAACCAATTGGAGATTCATAACTCACGGCCTTAATACTGGCGGTGACAAGGTATCATCTGATTTCGTGGCAGGGAACAATGACAACGGCACGACATACACGAGCGTTCGAATAGTTCTTGATTCACAGGTAGGCGTTACAGATATTTTCCGGACCTATTACGACAAGGATGGAAGCGGGCTTTGGATCGAGCAACCAATCAGCGACATGACCTTGAGCGGCGTCAGTCTAGGAACGGTTCTCTGGCCCGTGTTCAAAGTCAAGATCGCCTCTGGCGTTACCGCAGGCGACGCGCTACTCGACCATTTCGTAGTGCGGCCATTCGTGGACAGGGAGCTATGACAAAAGAAAAGCTCGACGGCTCGATCAACTACTGGAAAGATAAACTCCACATCGACATCGGATCGAAGATTGATCCCGGTCGAATTCTTTGGGCCATCGCGAACGTTGAAAGTACATACGGAAAACAGAACGATGCAACGCACCATGAGGGTGCTTACCATTACGGCGGGCATTACTACAAGCGAAGCCGGATCGTCAGAGAGCAATCACAAAAATGGGGATGCCTCGCGCACTCATCTTTCGGTTCGTTTCAAATCCTATTCATCACCGCATACGAGCTTGGGTTTCGCGGAGATCCTATCGAGCTTCGCGACCCTGATATTTCCCTCCGGTACGTTGTGAAGCTGATCAACCGGAGAGTTCTCGATAAACTCTCAGACGAAAAACCAATAGATATTTTCGATGCGTATAATAGCGGCACGCCGCGAGATCGAATCGTGCCAGAACAATACATCGATAAGGCATTGATATTCTACAACGAAAAGAGAGTTCGATGAGTTGGGATATCGCAATAAAGGCGGCGGCAATCATACTACCAATCTTGAGCATCGTCTATGCGTATGGATCTAGGCAAGCTCTAATCAAGAACCATTATGCGACGTTAAAGAGTGATCTTAAACACATGAAAAGTGATTGCGAATTGCGCATCGGAAATAATACTCAGCGGCTTGAACGGATGCAGGATGGAAATGCAGAGCAATGGAGTTCGATCAACCGACAAACAGAAAAGCTCGCCGATATACGGGAACGGCTAGGTAAGATCGAAGGTGTTTTGTTTCAGCAGCGCAGCAACAAGTAAAACCAAAGGAGCAACCAAATGAATTTTCTCAAGAGTTTATTCACGTCAAGAAAAGTGCTGATGACGGTGGGAACGATAGCGGCGTCCGTTGTCGATCCCGGCATCATGGAAACAGCGACGGCAATTGGAGGTTCATTCGTAATCGGCCAGGGCGTTGCCGATTCGAACGGAAAAGCACAGGGCAAAAAGAAGAAGTGGAAGAGCCGCAAGTTCTGGCTCTCAATTGCGGGCATCGCGGCGGGCGCTCTTTTTCCGCCAATCGCGCCAGTCATAAAACTCGCGATCCCGCTTTTCAATCTCGGCCAGGGCGTCGCCGACTCCGGATTGGTCGAGGCGCTCTCTAAGAAGTAGGCGCGGGGGTCCGTGGTTTGGCGTGGGCCACGGTTCGGAGCCGGGATCGTCCGTTTGCCACGGTGATCGTTCATTCCCCTTGAGCGCGCTCCCATCGGTCGATTCCGGCTGTTTTTCCTTGACTTCCAGGGCTTCTACCGCTATTGGTGTGACCCCGTAACCCCTTTGTAATCAGTAGGTTAGAGCGACAGGGGCACGGGGGCAGCAACCCCTTTATAATCAACGAGTTAGAGCGCCAAAGGCGCAAGCACCCGTAACCCCTTTGCAATCAGTAAGTTAGAGTGTCAGAAGTATTCGACACAATCGTATAAACCCTTGCGGCTCAATAGGTTACAGCGTCAGCAAAACTTGACAATTGGGCCGCCAGGATGTATATTATATATAGAGGGCAACATAAGAGACACCTCGAACGGGAATCAAAAACCCGGAGTTCTTTGAAAACTTAAACCTGAAAACCCGCTCTCGAAAGAGAGATACCAGAGAGGCGGAAAGGCTGAAAGGCGACGACCTCGAAAAGCCGGAAACATCGAAAGCCAACGAGAGAGCCAAGTAAGCGGGCCGCGCGGGACCGATGAAACGGACCGACAAAGGCCGAAAGTAAAAGAGGCTTTCGGAAACCAAATCTGGCAAGGGAAGTAAAGAGCGGGAGTCGGATGACTGGAAGGGGTTGTAAGAAACGACGCGGAAAATTGCCGCGTTGTCAATCATTAAATTAGCGATGCGATTTTGCATCGTTTATATATAGGGGCGTTGGGCCGCGCTTGATCGGTTCGGCCCGCGCTCTATTTTTTGGAATGGTGCAGCGACGCTTACGAGAACTCGTGATGCGCTGATGGAACAATCGCAGGCTTTCCACCTATTGATAATTCGTGTCCGGGTGGAGGCGCTTAACTGATGCGAAATGTGAACGTCAAACCGTGGGGTACATTTCATCGTCTCATAGGTTGCGCATTATATAGTGCTGATGGAACAATCGCAGGCTTTCCGCCTATTGATAATTCGTATCCGGGCGGAGGCGATCAACTGATGCGAAATGTGAACGTCAAACCATAAGGTACATTTTATCGTCTTAACGGTTGCACGCGATCTCAACGGAGTTGAATAACACGCTTCGGCACCATTGCAAAAAGTAGAGCATACCGCTCTGCTGTTTTTGGAGGTTCCCTATGAATACAAAAAGGTTTAGAGTCGTAAGGAAAGAGGGTCGGCATGGCCCCATGTTTATCGTAGTTGATCATTCGCCTCGCAAGAATAACGGCGACGGCGTTGACGCTATTGTTTGCGGAACAAAGAAGGGCGCTGAAAAGAGCGCGAATTTTCTTAACTCAGCGTTTGGTTTTGACGCTGATTCTAGTGGAGGTTCCCTATGATGAGCAATCGATTTAGAGTGATCGTGATGGCCGGTAGATATGCGCCGGTCTTTATCATTGTTGATCGTGTGCGCGGAAACGCGGTCGCGATTCTTGATTCGAGGGATAGCGCGGACGCTCGCGCTCTCGCTCTTAATAGTGGAGGGTTGAATGACTAGAGCCGAAGCGATCCGAATGTTCGAAGAATCCGTTCTGCCGCAGGTCATCGCGACCTACGGTGTCAATGACCGCCCTGCCAGGGATGAAGCCTGGAATAACTGGACGGATATGATGGCAAAGGATGGAGAAATTAGTTGGGACGATCTCGAAAGTTGGGATCATCCTTATCCTGACTAAGTTCGACATTGCGTAGAAACTAGGGGCCGAGAAACCCTGCCTCGTGCAACGGTTCGGAGTTTTTGCCGACCGTTCGCCTGCGGTAAACATTCGCGACAGACTCGCGAATCAGTCGGTAAACTTGGCCCACTTTTTGTACGCAACGAACACTTTCAATGGAGGTTCCCATGTACTTTAACCGATTCGATATTGTTGAAGCGTGGTTTCTCGCGCTTTCAGATTGTCACGGCGGGCAGAATAGCGATGAATACCGCAGGCTTTGCCGGATGTACGATTACTTTAATCCAAGCCCGTTGTTGAGAGTTGAAAATCTCAACGATAACGCGCGAGCAATTTACGACAGCGCGTGTGCGCGGTTGCTTGGAACCAACAAGCCGAACAATTCATT